GTCCATCATAGAAATAGCCAAACACCATCTCTCTTTCAGCCATTGGATGAAGCTGTCTGTTAAGAAAAACCTTCTTTATTGCATAAACATTGTTCTTCTTGAGGTCATCTAACGACTGGTGATAATCACTCCAGTATTTCAATTCAGCCTCAGTGAACTTTCTTGTAACCACCTGAATGAAGGAAATCCTCTTCACTTCAGTTGGTTGTTTATACTGTCCCACTATTGCTTTGTAGTCTTTCACTTCGCTTGTAGATATGCCAAGACCAAAGTCACAGTCTATCTTCTTCAGCACATCTTCCATCTTTGGAATGTTGAACATTTTCTGTACAAAGTCAAAACAATCTCCACGATAGTTTATATTACCAAAATCTATAAAAGACAGATGTCCTGATCTGTTGCTTATGAGAAAAGAAGGATTTCTATCTTTACGAAATGGTGAATTAGTGACAGCATTCAGCTTCCAATTCCTTGAAGGCATGTAATAACGGAATATGTCATATGGAGTGATCTTATCAAGTATTGTATCTACCAAAAGAGGAATCTTCCGTTTACCTTTTACCATACTATAAAAATAATAAAAAGCCCCCATATTTCTATGAGGGCTTCTATCTTTTTAACAAACCTTATTAATAATCAGGACCATCCTGGCTGATGACAGCATCAGATGCAGTGATATTATCGTCTGAATTATAATCACGCAGGTCTGCAAATGTGTAGAAATCACGGCATCCGTATTCACCAGTGACAGTTACAACAAACCTTTCATGAGGCTTCAGTTCTTTGGACTGCTTGCTCCTAAGACTCTGCTGCTTATCAGATTTGTTATAATCCACAAGCCTGAACTGCTTCAGAGTGTAGCTAGGAAGGAAACCTTTGTTATATACATTCTGATATTCCTTCACTTCACCGTCCCTCTCTACAGTTTTTACAGTGGCCATTGCAACAACAGATGTGGAATACTCACCATTTATCTGAGATTTCAGGTCTTTCACATTTCCTTTCATGAGAGACTTCCAATCAATCTCAAGGACAGTGTCTGAATCCCTATAGTCAAGATTACCAAGCCATGTCCTGAGGAAATTGTAAAGCTCCTCTTCGCCTACATAAGCCACCCTATAATCCCTTTTCTTAAACCAATCAGGAAGGAGATTTTCATCAGATGCCCATGAGCATGTACCAACATTATTGATATACTGCTTCTTTGTACCATCCTTGTTCTCTTTTTCCTTGTTCTCAAGGAAGAAAGTCACCTTGAACTTCTCTTTGTTCTTCACTTCCTCAAGCCAGAAATCCAGCCTGAGAGTGGTGTTACCATCTTGAGAAGTGCCAAGATACTCAACTGCCTTGCTGTCTTCTTTCAGCTCAATGTTAAGAACAGTTTTGAACTCTTCCATAGAAGGATTCACTGCAATTACATTAGCTTCAAACAATCCCACTTTCTTTGTAAAATCTGTGCTTGTTTGTTCTTTACGCTTGCCTCCAATTGTGCTCATTGTTTTCTAGTTTTTGTTATTAATTATAATACTCATCAATCTTATCCACTACAATCTGAAGATTGTTAGGGATTTTAATTTCATCGAACATACCATCTGGACTCTTTGCAGGATATTTCTTATACCTGTTGGTGACAAAGTTATAACTTGCTGATCCATCCTTATTTTCTTCCACGAGAGTGTAAAGACATATTGTGAACAATCCTTCCAATGTTATCTGATTGTCCAACATCTTGCCAGATGTCTTCATCTTATATCCCACTATCTCTCCTGCATCTTCAATAGTCTCAGGGTGAGTGAAATAGAAAACCTTCAAATCATCCCTGAGCTTACGAGCTTCCCTGAATAGATCCACCATATCCTTTGCAAGAATGGTGAACTTTGTGAATCCCACTTCTGTTGCTTTTTCAGCCATACGAAAAGCCATCATGTAATTACTGTCTTCAATGATTACATTTTTGATGTGTTCAGCTTTTTCTGAAATGGTCTTAAGCAAACGAGTGATTTCTGTAATTTCATCCACCTCTTTGTAATTCCTGCTCTCCTGATTGTACATCTTCTCTGAGCCCTTGAAAGGAAGTTCTTTCTTGGCTACATTGATGATGTAGGTTTCTTTAGGATCCAGGGATTTGATGGATGTTGACTTTCCAGTGCCTGTATTTCCTACAATGCCTATTAGTTTTGAACTCATTTTTTTATTTTGTTTTATAACCGTAAACAGAGTTAGTTCTTCCTTTTAGTAAATCATAAACTGCATATATTACGCATCCTATATGAGCAGCTGCACTTTTTACACAATCAAAACTATAAACATTACCGTCTTTGTATAAAACTATATTTTGTTTTTCTAAATTAGGATTTTTAGAATTAACTATCCACTCATTTTTTATTTTTTTAGTTTTATTCAAACCTGTATAAATAAAATCTGAAATTTTTAAAAAATCAAGTATTTCTAATTTAGTATCAAATAACATTACTTGTTTTGAAATATAATTATAAATATAAAGATGATTCTCTAAACATAAATTAGAAGTTTTTGACACAAAAATCTTATTTATACTTTTACCAGTTTTAATTTTACTTATTATAACTTTTTTTGAAACTTGCAAATCTTCTGCTGCTAGCGTAATACTTTCGTACTTCTTAATAAAATTCCCTAATTTATCAAATGTATATATAGGAACTACTTTTTTTCTTATTTCATTATTCTTATATTTTTCTTTTAAAGTTTTACTTATTAGTTCTTTTGTAAACACTGAAACAATCTTGCTGTTAGATCCTTGTCCCCTATCTTGTAAATTAACTAAATTGAGTTTGGTTTTATATTTATCAATCAACATTTTTTCAAATAAATGTGATTCTTTCCAACCTTTTATTTCAGTTAGTTTTTTAATTTTTGGTTCAATTCCTTTTTGCAAAAGAGAATTTATCCAATTTACTTTATAAGGGGGATTTTTACCAGGAAAATATTTGTTATAATAACGAGATTTAGTAATATGTTCTATTAATCTAATATGTAAAGGTTTTCTCGTTCTTCCTATATATCTTATTTTACAAGATACAGGGTCATACAAACAATATATATTAATATTCATATAGTAAAATTATTAATTTTTTTAATAAAATTACTATATGAAAAGTTAAAATATTGTTAATCAGTGCTTCCTACGATTCCAATTAATTTACTTGCCATGCTTTCTAGTTTTTATCATCCGAAGGTACGATGATTTCCTCTCTTTTCAAAACTTCTCTGGGTTTTTGGTTTTGCTTTTTATCGTTTGTGGCTTTCTCGTAATAGTGTTCTGCTTTTTCTTTATCAAAACTTCCTATTACATATTTACCATCTACATAAACACCATACCAAAAATCTCCAAGATTGTTTCGTTCTTTTATAAGTTCTACTATCATCTTACATATTTTATTTTTTCTTCATCAAAAAACTCTAATGCCTTGGAAAGCCATTTGAGTTCTACAGCTTCATTGGTGGATACAATATGAATATAAGCCTTCTTGTCAGGGTTGTTGTATTCAAATCCCATACACCTGTTGATCTTTTGGGCAAGGTTTTCAGCATTGCTGTCAAAATAATTGATAATCAGTCTATTGAGTGGTTTGTATGTCACTCCTGAATTACCAATCTTTACGACAGCCAGATGATTACCATGACCACTTGCAAAATCTTGAAATAATTGTTTCTCTGAAGACTTGCTGTGATAGGAAGGAATACCAAGATCATCTGATATCTTCGTCAATCCACAAAACACCAACACTCTCTCATCCTTAAATTTATCCAACAGCTTCTTTGTCAATTCCACTTTAGCTATTGAATTCTGTATAAGCCTCATCCTTGCAAGCCTGAGAAACATTGTGGATTTATTTTCTCTTATGCATTGTTCAATTGCCCATGACAATGCATCAAATTGTTTTTTCTCTGTTCTTTTCTTTTGCTTATAGGCATTCAATTTAATATTATCCAAAGGGGTGGTGTGAACTATTATTTCATAATCCACTATCACCTTTTCCTCAATAGCCTGAGCAATGGAATACTCTGCCAGTACACCAAGTCCTAACTCTCTGAGCAGTGTCTCCTGTGTATCACTTGCAAGAGTGCCTGTGAGCCCCATTACATCCATCTGTGCATTCATGATTTCCTTGCACACTTCTATCTGAGCTTCACTCAATAAATGAATCTCATCAAGAATCAACAAATCATAATCTTCATCAACATGTTTCTTCAATGAGAGATGTGTGGTGAAGGTGACATTGTCTGCATTGTAGTTTGTGGCATTGAATTCATCAACCCAGGCTTGTTTAATCTTAAGATCTGGATAGGCTAAGAGAATTTTTGTCTCTTTAGGCATCTGCTTCAGAGCATGAATAGCTGTCCTGCATTTTCCAAACCTTGGACATAGATTGAGTATTCCATCAGGATTCTCAAGCCACATTTTAGCAAACTCCACTTGCCTTTTGTCTCTTAACGTCATTGATCATTTGTTAGTATGATGGTGGTAAATGTCCAAAACAACCACTCCACATTTATAGAATAATGCTTCTCTACAGCATAACTGGAATATACACTCACTGTTGGAAATAACACTATCTGCCAAAACTTATCTCTCTTGTTAGGTAGAGTGGTCATCCTTAAAAAGTTTATTTTCATGATTTTATATTATACAAAAAATTGTCCCGTGAATAATGATTCATAATTGAATGTCTCCATGTTCTTCGGTTTAGGTAGCTCCTTAAATATGCCTGTAGCACCATGAAAACCCATACCTATTCTTAGGTCTGACTCTCCATATGTATTCTTAAGCACTTTTATACTCCTGAAATAATCACCTCCTTCAGGGGATATGAATTTATTCACTGTATAGCTGACATCATTCGTCTTATATCTGGAAGGCTGGAAAAGAGACACCACTACATCGGAATCCTCTGCAGGTCTACCACTTTCTTTCACCTGATCCAAATTAGGCTCAAAGCTCTCCATCTTTTGATAGATGGGATTACTGATGTCCCTATTAATCTGAGAAACACCAATAGGCGTATATCCTAAGAAATCCCTCATCCATTGAAAATACTCACTTGTCTTGTCAATAGCTTCCTTTTTACTCATGGATTTTTCAGGCTTAACAAGACCAAAGTGATCTACAATAGGAATAACTATCTCATTTTCATGGTTTGGAACATACACCTTGCTGAACTCACCTGTTTCTTCTATCCTACCAGTTTTTTCAGCATAGTTTTTCACATACTTGTAAACACCTGTAGGATTTTGACCGCCTTCCACAATGTCACAGATTTCACAAAGCTCATTGATATAATCCTCATACATGAGAAATAAGTCATGTTCATCCTTTGTAAGCTTTGTGTCCCACCAGCCAAGAAGCTTAGGAATAGGAATCAAAATCCCCTCATCAAGGAATATCTTCCTGCTAGTCCATTTTGCAAGAGTGTATATCTTACTCCTCTCCATAGAAAACAGGATGAATTTCAGCTTGATGCTTGTGTTATGCCTGTTTGCATACCACCAATCAAAAGGATTGAGGATGTAAGCACTATGACAGAAAGCTGATTTACCGCTGCCAGTAGCACCAAAAATCAACGTATAAATACGTTTTCTGATGCCTACATACTTATTCAGCCTGTCAAAGCCCATAGGTATGCCACTATTCTTTCCCTCTATACCTCTTATCACCTCATCTTTCAAAGGTTCAAAATGACTCATATGTCCACTCCTCCTAAAGTTTCTTCTTGGGGTTTATGTTCTTTTGCAAGCTCAATGAATGGCTCAAAGGTTCTTTGATTGAGATAGGTGAGACTATTCTGCATATAACTGAGCTTGTTAGACCCTGTTTTAATGGAATTGTCTTTCTTTTGCATCACTTCAATTTCCAAAGCCTTTATGAGATCATCTGCTGTATAATCTCCTTCAGACAGGATTTTGTTGAACTTCACCTTACAATCATCTTTCTTAACTCTCATACTCCTGCTACCACTGAAAGACTTTCCCTTGTGTGTGAAAGTATCAGTGCCAGGAAATGCCTTCCACCATCTATCAAAATCTTCATTCTTAGGCTTAAACTTCACGATTGTCGTAGTGATGGGTGAAGAGAGGAAGTCTATTAAAGACATCCCCTCTTTTGACACTTTGTAATCATCCGTAATAAGACCTTTCCTTTTTCCCATTTGAATCAGAAGATCAATCTTAGCTCCGTCTGGAATAGTTTCTTCTTCAACTATGAGCTTCAGAAGAAATATCAAATCCAGGGAATAGCCTTTTCTCATTATCTCCTGAAAATGTCCTGATGTCAATTGTAGTATCATTGTTTAAAATATTATCCTCGTCAATCACTCTGATGCCACTTTCCTCTTGCATCAACTCCTCCATTAACAACTTCTCTTCTTCCATAAGATAGATGGTGTCCAACACGTGTGCTCTTTCCCAATCTTCTATAAACATAAAGATAGAATTTATTCTGCTGCTATTCCAAATAAAACCCATTTTCCCAACCTTTCATCGGTGGATTTTTTATACATTACGACAGCCACTTTAGTGTCACCTTTCTCCAAAACCTTTTGCATTTCTACAACAGTCATGATTTGGTTCTTCTCTGTGTACTCCCTTGCATAATTAACAGCCTCACCTTTTGTAGAAAAACCCCTTAAAGTATTTCCTAGTGTAGATCCTTCTTTTACAAAATACGTCAACACCCATTTCTTAGTGCCTTTCTCAACATGATGCACCACCTTACTTTTCACCTTATCGGTGTTTGTCTTAGGCTCTTCTATACATATGCCACAACATTCACGTTTACTCATCTTACTCATCGTATTAGAAATAAAAGCATCCAAAGACTTCCCACTTTTTTTGTATTCATTAGTGAGATCCATAACTCCTGTTGTAGTGCATATTGTTCCATTGTAAGAATCATTACCATACTCTTCTATAGCGTCCTCTACAGCACTATCGTATGCATCATGTAATGATTTACCCCTGTACGAAATTCTAAAATCACAAGCTCCCATAGTTATATGTTTTTTATTATGTGATAGAGTAGATAAAAAATTGATATTGCTGCCATCAGAAGCAACGATATCGCCGTAAATTGTTCAGAATCTCTTATTTGATTTTCTCTTTTTCCTTGTCCCATAATTCATAAATTAAAGAAGCCCCGATGTAAAAACATCAGGGCGTACAATCAATCACTATAAAACCCTTGCTATCCTAAATCTTTCAATATCTCATTATGATCTTTCTTTGTCAAAACCACCCTCAGCCCAAATTCAAGATCAAACCATGCAAATGTCTTTTTGGCTTTTGATGTATTGCATTTCAACACCTTCTTTATCAAGGGAATAGCATATTTCATGTATTCCTCATGCTGGGCTTTTGTAATAGTGATATTGTGAAACCATTGAGTGTCTTTCTTGGCATCTTCCATGGTTTTACCCACCATACCTAGTTGGTATTCAATCAAATGTTCTCCAAGATTTTCTCTGGTGATTTTCATAGCTGACGAATTATTATCTCCATGTCATGAGGAGCTGTCTGATTTCCTCCAAAATAAGGATGCAACAGATAGCCCAATGGCTTAGAAGGAACATCTACAAAAACCAAGGATTTATCAGTGATGAGAACATGATTTTGTTCACTCATAACCATTGAAAAGTCATTTGATTCTCCTATTTCCACTGATTTTATATACTTGCTCATTCTTTTACCTTTCTCATACCAATAGGCAAATATACGCATGTTTTTATTTTCCAAATCGTAATTCCAGCCAAAACGCACACTGTTGTAGTGATGCATTGTAAGTTTCCTTAATGTGAAATATCCTATCCCAAAGAGCTTGTTTATATCTCCCTGATCTTCGGGCCCTATGTCATACCTACAGAGTTCTGTGAATGTCACCCTGTATGTCAAAATACTATTGCCTTTCAAGAGCTTGGGAAAGCTGAATGGGGCATGTGTTCCTTTTTTGATCACCATAACGAAAGTTGATTGGGGTTTGTAATTACATTTGTCTTCTTGCCTCCTGTTTCAATCTTTCTTATTATCTTCTCACATCTTTCTATGTAATAAGAATAATTGATGTTATTCATTGGATGGTCTTTTGGTAGATGATTGCACACTGTGCACATCCATTCACCAGCTTCCACTTGGCTTACAGAAGCAGCATTTGTAGTGCATTCAGGATTTTTCACCTTCAACAGCTTTTCTCCTGTGTTGGATACATAATACCTGATGAGCTTGTTATAGACAGTGGTCTCACCTGTTGTTCTATCCACTCCTTCATAATGAAAGTCTTTAGTGGATTTCTGCCTGATTGCAAAGTCATAGATGTTTGAATGATTCTTAATAGTATCACTCACAGGCACACCATGGACATAATAGGCTTCAAGAGCCAATGGGACAATCCTTGCAGATTTGTTCTTGTGAAGTTCAAAGTCTGTGAGGAAATCACCTTTCTTCTTGATTTCTCCATCTGTCTTTATTGCAAGATAGTCATTCACTGTTGAGAATATAATCTTCTGATAATCAGCTCTTTCAAGCTCATAACCAGTTGATTTACACCACCAGTCATTCACCTCATGCATCTTTCCAATAAGCTCTTTTCTTATTTTGATAGTGACACCATCTGTATTGGCACTTATCACCCTGATACCATTCAGTTCATATTGCTCAATAAGCATCATCAGGCTCAATTCACCTGTAATAGTGGTGAACATGGTGAGCTGTCTGTCATATATCCAGCTTTGTACATCAGAGCTTTTACCATAAACACTGTTAACAGCAAGCTTCAAAGCACCTACAATACCCTTTATCTTCTTATCTTTCTTGGCTAAAGGCTTGAGTTCCAATCTCTTCTCAAACATCTTCTTATATCCAGATAGAAACTCCTTTCCCAAATGTGCAGGATAACGCTTGTTATTGATGATGGTGGCAGGATAATATGCATTCCAGCCTCTGTAACCTTTCAATTACAGCTGGACTATATCATCATTTAACTTTAATTCTTTTTTCCAAACAAAC